ACGCTTCTCAAGTGCGTACTCGAAGATCATGCCAGCGATAGCCACAACGAAGCCAAAGCCCAAAAGCATCGCGATGAGTAATAAGTCTAGTCCGTCCATGTTTCCCCCCTTGGTGGTGTTTTCTATAGCTTAGTCGAGAACAGTGCCACCGTCTAAAAATCGGCGGTGTTCTTCGCAGCCTCGTTTCTGCTTCTCATCATCAAGCTCACTCTCGAAGAACATGCACCGCCAGCGACCATCGCTGAGCGCTTCAGCATAGCGACACGAGCGGCATGACTTGTCAGGCTGGTTATTGCCGTGACAGAGCCCGGCATAGTCGCAGAAGCGACACAACCAGAAATCGAAGTCAGGCGAGACCTTGCGCGGTGCCTCAAGTGACTTGATGATGCGGTGTGCCTTGTCTTCAATCTCTCGTGCATAGAACTCATCGAGAGGCGTTCGCAGGCTGAGCAGCCGACGAGAGCCCGCCGATGCGACGGTCATGTAGTGCCAATCAATCTTCAATTTGTACATGTAGATTTGAGCTTGAGCGTAATAGGTCGGCATCCATTTAAGAAGCACCGAGCCCTCATCATCAAGCAGAGCGTGACGCTCACGCAATCGATGCAGCTCGTCAAAGCGCTTGTCACTGACGGCTTTGTGCTCCCAGATATGCGGCGTGTTTGGTGCCTCCACTAATCCGCCTTCGATGATGCCATCAACTGAGCCGCCAAAGTGGCCATCCTGAAAACGTGCCTGGCGACCCGAGAGGGTGACGACTTGCTCAAGCTCTCGAGCGATGAGCTCTTCGCTCTCGTGCCCGTCTCTAAACTTTCGCAGCACGTCAGCGGTGAAGTCGGGTTCCAGAGCCCACCGAAACGAGTACCAGGTTTTACGCTCGCACTCGCCACCGATGCTCGAGGCTCCAAGGTGCGGGCGGTGGCTGGTGTCTTGCTCGCGTTCCATCTTGTCATCAAGAATTTGAAGCGTTGTTCGCATCGTAGAGCTCTCCAATCATGGGGTTAGGTTTGCCGTGGTGTGCGTAGGCTTGTTCTATCAGTTCGTTGAGGTCTCTGCCGCTCCAAGTATCGTCACCGATTCTCAAGTCATACGTGTACCAGCTCTTGAGCGGTGTGCCTTTCATGATGTACTCAGGGCGATTGTTTCTCGCTCTGACTTCAACGCTTACTCTCAAGCACTCGAAATCAACTGCTAGTCTCTGAAGTGCGCCGAAGTAGATTAGATCTTCATTGCGTTTGTTTCTCATCATTAGATCCCAAAATAGAAGATTGAAGATGTCTAAGAAAAAGCGCCAGCCCGATACAACCGGAGCAGACCGGGCCAGCGCGATTATCTCATTGTCAGAAAGGGGTGTCATTGCTTGGTGGTGCTTGGAATGAATTCCCAAGGTCTGCTTTGCGGTATCCCTTAATCTCAGTTTGAGTCTGCCCATTCCACTCACGATGAGCGACCTTTACCTTGACCGGTCGGTGGTGCAGCTCAAAAGAGTCGCTGATGCTCTTGAGTCCAGCCGACTGGCAGAACCGGGCGAGGTTCTCTTGTGCAATCTCGACGGCTTTCGGGTTCGGATTGCGCAGGTTGAAGCGGTCCCAAATGTACCGACCTTTGTGCTGGCCATCGACGACCTCGAACTTGAATTGTAGGTAATTGCCGGTGCCCGCTTTTGTCTCGCGTATCTCTGACTCGATGGCGATCACATTGTAATAGCCTTCAGGTAGTGGCTCGTAGCTCGAGGTAGTGTCTTGTGAGAAGTCGTAGTTGCCTGCATTAAAGTTAATTGTTGCCATTGTGGTGATCTCCTTTATCCAATGATTTTGTTGTAAATTGCTTCAAGGTTTGGTTCTTCAAATTGCGCCAGAGCGCCGCTTCTATCTTTTGCTGTCCACACGCCATCGGTTGACGTCTGAAGGGCTCGCTTGGTCTCGCCATCGACTTCCTTGACTCGCATCGCAAAGACTTCATCGAAGAAGTAAGGCAGGCTCTGACCGAGCTTGTTGCCGGGCATTGATGGCGTCCAGAGCATCGCGCCGGTGTCATCCTGGATGCGCTCGGCCTTGGCGCTCATAAACACGTTACGCGGCAAGTCTCTGAAGGCTCTGATGAGCTGAGCCATGCGGTCTTGAAGCTCGCCATAAGCCTTGCGTGGGTCTTTGCTTGCTTTCTTCTCAGCAGCAAGCACGACTTCAGCAATCTCGCTGAGAGAGTCAATGCAAACCCACCGGTAGCCCTTAGCTTCATCGCTCTCAGTAAGGTATCTGTAGGCTTCTTGAACCTCGACCAAGCTGGTGACCTCAATCACCGGCAGGTCGTAACCTCGCAGGCTCAGGAGCCCGCTCTCAGCACTGATGATAATGCAGTCTTTGGCAGTCGCGCAGAGCGTTGTCTTGCCTGAGCCCGCTGCTCCATATGTCAGCACTTTTAGGTGCTGGTGACTGGTGTCACTTGTTCTTGTTATCTTTACCATTGTTTAATCCCTTTCTTTGTTTGTGAGCTCTTCGAGCTCGTCTACCTTCGCACAGAGGTCTGACAAGATTTTGCCGATGCCCTCGATGCTCGTGATGATTTCAACGTCCCAATGGACACAGCGGCCACCGGGCTCCTCGATTGATACTTTCCAGAAGCCGCCGCCATCGGTCTCGATGGCTTTGGGCTCTGCTTTAATCGTGTGGTCGCGGTGGACCAGTTCAATGCGTGCGTTCATCCGATTTCAATCCGTCCGTTACCTGATGGCAGTTCGTAACCTTGATCTTCGAGTTCAGCTATGATCTCGGCGTTAGGTGTCGTCAGGTGCCATCCACCGACTGATGATTGACCGTCATCTGAAATCCAATACTTTTTCGCCCAGAGTAGCTCGAGCGACTCATTGAAAAGCGTATCCTCATCGATGGCGCTCAAGTCGATGTCGTTGGTCAGGCTCTCAATGTAAGTGTTGAACGCTTCGCGGAGACCATCGTCAGACTGGTACTCTGCCGCATTGTACGACATCAAATCCGCGATGTATTGCGCGAGCTCTTGAGTCGAACCGTCAGCGAGGTCTTCTTTGATGGCAGTGATTGCAGATTGAAAAGTTTGGTGAGTCATTTCTTGTTTCCTTTGTTTCGTGCCGCGTCGCTGCGACATGATTATTATGCTCACGACCTAAAGATGTTTGCAAATGCTTTTAACGTATGTTTTAAAGATAAATGTGATTATTTTTGGGTAAAAAGTACTTTTAAGGAGAAAGACATGAAAAATCAGATAGTTGGCTTCAAGTGCTCGATGGAGATGCTCAAGCGTATCAATGCCCTAGCACCGCTACTGAGTAGCATCAGGGCGTATCAAGTAAGCTCATCGAAGTCAGATGTGATCCGCGAGGCGCTGGCGATTGGTTTGCAGCAGCTAGAGCAAGAGGTAGAAGGCAATGACAAGGGTTGATGACGCGCTGGCAGTGACTCCAGCGCACCATCGGGGAGGGAACTATGAGTGATTTAATAGAGATTTTCGGCGGGAAATTCAACGCGGATGCGCGACCGGTTGAGCCACCAGATAAGCAACTGAAGACAGCAATTGAGAAAGCAGGGCTCAAGCCACCAGACATCATCGAGCTTGATGGTCTGCTCCATCGCTTCGACTGCGATGAGAAGGGTGGCCGTACTGGCTGGTACGTCGCGCACGGTGACGATATCCCTGGCGGTGCGTTCGGGTGCTGGCGTCGTGACCTCAAACAGGACTGGCGGGCGAGCATCGGGCGCGAGCTGACACCGCAAGAGATAGCGAGAAGCAAGGCGACCATCGAGAAAGCCAAAGCCATTAGGCGGCAAGACATCGAGCGTCAACGTGAGAGCACTAGGCAAGAGGTCACGCGGCTTTGGGAGCAAGCCCAGACCGCCAGTGATGATCACCCCTACCTTACGCGAAAGCGGGTGAGAGCTCACGGCGTGCGCATCTCGCAGGATGGTCGGCTCATGGTGCCGCTCTATGATGAGGGCTATCAACTCAGCTCTCTTCAGTACATCGACGGCAGCGGTGGCAAACTCTATCACCAAGGCGGGCGAGTCGGTGGCTGTTATTTTACGATAGGGATGCCCACCGATACCATTTATGTGGTCGAGGGCTTTGCCACCGGTGCAACAGTGCGCGAAGTGACTGGCTCGATGGTGGTGGTGGCTTTCTCTGCGAGCAATCTTCCATCGGTCACCGGTCACTTGCGCGAGTTCTACGGACAGGCTCAGCGGCTTGTCATCGTCGCAGACAATGACGTTGGTGGCGTAGGTCTCGCCAAGGCTCACGAGGCGGCTGCGAAGCACGGCGCTCAAGTCGTGATGCCACCAGAGCCCGGCGATGCTAATGACTACCACAACGCAGGGCATGACCTTCTAGCAGTGCTGACACCAGAACAAAGCGATTGGTTGGTGCCCGGTGATGAGTTCTGCTCGCAGCCAGCGCCTATCTCTTGGCTCATCAAGCGGTGGATTCAGGAAGATGCTCTCATGATGGTGCATGGGCCAAGCGGTGGCGGAAAGACGTTCATCGTCTTGGATTGGGCGCTTCGTATCGCGGGCGGTCTCAGTGACTGGCGAGGGCATCGGGTAAAGCCTGGCACGGTGGTCTACCTCGCTGGTGAAGGTCACCACGGTCTACGCGGTAGGGTTGCAGCTTGGAAGCATCACCACCGAGTGAAGAGCACCAATCTTTGGATCTCCAAGAGCGGTTGTGACCTCAACACGGACATCGGCTATCAGCGGGTATCTGAAGCTCTCCGAGGGCTACCAGAACAGCCGAAGCTCATCGTGGTTGATACTCTCCACCGGTTCCTACTCGGTGACGAGAACTCAGCCCAAGACGCTAAAGGGATGCTCGATGCTTGTGCGAACTTGATGCAGAGCTTTCAGTGCTCGGTGCTTCTTGTGCATCACACAGGCGTAAGTGATGACGCTCAGCATCGGGCTCGAGGCTCGAGTGCTTGGCGCGGTGCGTTAGACATCGAGGTGAGTGTGGTGCCCGCCAAGGGCGAGAAGCCAATTGAAATCATTCAGCGCAAATCCAAAGACGCCGAGCTGGCGATGAGTCACCAGTGCGAGCTGAGAACCATCGAGATCCCTGGCTGGCGAGACGATGAGGGCGAGCCGGTCAAGTCGGCGGTGGTCGAGTCGGTGACACCGGTTGAGAAAGTTGATGATAAACTCATCACCAGGAAAGACCGCTTCGCTCGAGCTTGGTTCGATAACTCGTGCCCGCTCGATGCTGATGGCAAACCTTGGATCTCTAACAATCAGCTTCGCAAGTGGTTGATGGATGTTGAAGGGCTCGCAGAGGGCAGCGCCAAGAAAGAGGTGATGCCAGGGTCAACCGGGCGGCTCATCAACGTGCTCGACGAAGAGCAACTCATTGAATGGAACACCAACGGCTGGACCGTCACTGATGAGGCTTGGGCTTCAGTGCTTCATATGATGCGCCAGAGCAGATAACGCGGTGCATAATTGTCAGACAATCAGGGACAAATTGGGCTTGTCCCGAGGGGTCAAAATTCGGGGGTCATTTGTCCCGATATTGTCAGACAATGGACAAAGGGACAAATCAGGGACAAATTGGGACATCAGCAATTTCAAGCACTTACGAGAGGGCTTGTCCGTGTTTGTCCCTTTCTTTGTCCGTCGGACCGGGTACAGTGAGGGTGGGACAAATTCCAGTCCCCCCCCTATAGGGGGGACTGGTCTTGTCCCTCCCTGTCCCGGCGGTGTTTTCATGGGTAAAATTGATCCCGTTTCGGGGTGCTTTTTATCCATCCGGTGTCCCACTTGAGAGATGGAATCCGCGTTTAGTCAGTAGGAGGTGAAGAGATGCCAATCAAAGATTTACTCAAGAGCAAAGATGACCCCTTTCGCAATACTGGCCCAATGGACTTGAGCCAGTGGCAGCGCATCCCAGGGCTCTACCGTCGGTGGGAGTTTGCCCAGCTTGTGAACGATCACGACTCAATCAGCTTCGAGCTCGCTGGTGAGACCAAAGACGGCACCGAGCTTTGGGCGCTCTATCGATTCGAGCCACTGAGAGAATTGTAACCACCGCTGGCGTTGATGGTGTGAAGTGTGCGATGCTGGCGGTGTCGGAATTCGCCGACCGGTCAACGTCAACTCTTTAATCGCATCAATGACTGATGGCGTTGACCACGGCGGAACCGGAAGGCAGGATTGAGCATAAGGGGGAGCTATGCTCGGAGGGACAAAGCGTAAGCCGTGGCTCGTGCTCGAGTACCGACCAGGGCCAGGCTATCACTGGCGCACGGTGTCGGCGCTGCATGATAGTCTCGAAGATGCTTATGACTCTCTGCGTCAATTATGGGGACCGAGAACTGAGGTGCAGATGTACATACCGCAAGAGGTCGCGGCGCTCTATGACGCTTTTGACGTGGAGGCTGATTGATGGCGGTGAAGAACTGCAAAGCCAAGGGGACACGAGCCGAGCACCGGTGCATGAAGCAGCTCGAGGCGCTTGGCTACCGATGCACTCGCGCAGCGGCGTCACTCGGTGAGTGGGATATCATTGCCATCGGTGCGAGCGATACGAGGCTGGTGCAAGTGAAGTGCAATCGTCGGCCAGGGTCGGCGGAGATGGCGAGGCTCAGAGCCTTTCAGTGCGGTGAACTGGTCAGCAAGGAAGTGTGGGTTTATAAAGACGGGAAACCGAGAGAGCCGATTATTGAAATTTTGAGGGATCAATGAACATCGAAGAGATACCAATTGCAGAGCTGGACTTAGATCCAGCCAACGTGCGTCAGCACGATGAAAAGAACCTGGCGGCTATCAAGTCAAGCCTGAAGCGCTTTGGCCAACAGAAGCCCATTGTAGTGGACCCCAAGGGCATTGTCATCGCTGGCAATGGTACGCTCACCGCAGCCAGGGCTCTTGGGTGGGATCGAATCCGTATCGTCAGAACTCAGCTTGAGGGCTCGGAGGCGACAGCCTACGCAATCGCTGACAACCGTACCGCAGAGCTCGCGACGTGGGACGATGGAGCTCTCGTTCAGCAATTGCAAGCGCTCAAACTTGAAGATTCAGCGTTGTTTGAATCAGCCGGTTTCGATGATTTAGATCTTGAAAAGATACTTGAGGACCAAGGTATATTTGGCGTCGATGCAGTGGATATGCCTGAGCTATCAGGTGAAGACCGAGCCCCTTTCCAGCAAAAGACCTTCACGCTACATGATGAGCAATGCGAGGACGTGGATGCGGCGGTGTCCATTGCCAAGGATATGGGGCACAGCCAAAGTGCAATCAATGAAAACTCAAACGGTAACGCTCTGGCGTTTATCTGCCAGTTTTTTGTTAGGGCGCATCAATGAGGGCGAAAGACATACAAGTGCGACCCATATCATGTAGGGATGCAAGAAGGATTGTTTCTAGCTGCCATTACAGTGGGAAATATGACACACGGTCGAGCTTGCATTTTGGTGTTTTTCTTGGGGGCAGATGTGGCGGAGCAATGCAACTAGGGGCACCGCTGGACAAAAGAAAGGCACTGGCAGCCGTAGAGGGTACGGGCTGGAATAACCTGCTAGACCTTCACCGCTTTGCTTTTGCGGACTGGCTGCCGAGAAACAGCGAGTCAAGAGCGCTTTCGGTGATGATGCGACTGATAAAAAAGAACTATCCTCATATTGAATGGGTTCAGTCTTATGCGGATGCGACCCAATGCGGCGATGGGACCATATACAGGGCAAGCGGCTTTGATCTTATCGGTATCAAAAAAAATAATTCTATGTACAAAATGCCAGATGGCAAGGTTATTTGTAAGATAGTTCTGGAACCAGGATTTAGTGTAAGAAAAACCGGAATCGATAACGGCATAAAGGCAAGATATGGAAAGACAGGCTCAGAAACATCCGGAGCATTCCTAAAAAGAATAGGGGCGAAGCAATTACCCGGCTTTCAGCTTCGATATATTTACTTTCTAAACAAGGCAGCGCGTGATCGATTAACCGTTCCAGTTATACCATTTAGCGAAATCAAGAAACGCGGCGCCTCGATGTATCGAGGCAAGCCTTTGAGCGTACAAAGCATAGACAGCGATGCGTCTAGCGACCAGCTAGAAGAGGGCGGTGCAATTCCGACCTGTACGCTCCAAGGGGGATTATCATGACGATAAAGAAGCGGAAGTCTCGAGCCAAGCCTAAGAGCGAGCACAAGAAAGACGGGCGACCGTTGACGGTGTTGTCAGAAGACCAAGTGAGAGAGGTCCAGACGCTCGCTGCGGTGCTTTCTGTTGAGCAGATGGCTGACTACTTCGGTATCGGTAGAACGACCTTCTATGAGGTCATGAAGCGCCAACCAGAGGTTTCAGAACACTATCAAAGAGGGAAAGCCAAAGCGATTGGCACGGTGGCCAAAAATCTCATCGTGCAAGCCAACTCGGGCAACACCACGGCTGCTATCTTTTACCTGAAAACTCAGGCAGGTTGGAAAGAGACCACACGACAAGAACTGACTGGTGCCGATGGTGGCCCAATCAAACAAGAGACCGATGATGCCCGTGACCAGCTCCTGGATCGATTGGCTCGCATCGCAGAGCGAGGCGAAGAGGATTAAGATCCTCAGCGAGCTCAGCGATGACGAGATTGCGCTCTTGATGAGCGACTGGCGCTTTACTGCCAGGCCGGAGCAGCTCGCGCCCAATACCGCGTGGAGGACTTGGTTGCTCATGGCTGGTCGAGGTTTCGGAAAGACGCGGTGCGGTTCTGAGTTTGTGATTGATGAAGTGCGTCAAGGCAGGGCTAAGCGCGTCGCGCTCGTAGGTCGTACCGCTGCCGACTGCCGTGACGTTATGGTTGAGGGCCAGAGCGGCATCTTGGCGTGCTCACCGGATGACTTCCGGCCAGAGTACGAGCCCAGCAAGCGGCGACTCACCTGGCCCAATGGCGCAGTTGCTTCGACCTACTCAGCTGATAAGCCTGACCAGCTCCGAGGGCCACAACATGACCTTGCTTGGGCCGATGAGCTTGCAGCCTGGCAGCGATGGGATTCGTGGGACCAACTTCAATTTGGGATGCGACTCGGTGACAACCCCCGCACCATCGTCACCACTACACCGCGACCGCTCACCGCTCTCAAGCGTCTAGCCGATGCCCATGACACGCACGTCACGCGAGGGCGCACGAGCGACAACATGCACAATCTCGCGGCGTCGTTCATTGCTGCAATTCATGACCGCTACGCAGGCAGCACGCTCGGAAGACAAGAGCTTGAGGGCGAACTCTTGAGCGAGCTGCCCGGTGCTCTCTTCGCACGTCGAGACATCGAAGAGAACCGGTGCAAAGATGCTCCATCGATGCAGCGCATCGTGGTCGCCATCGACCCCGCAACGACGAGCAAAGAAGGCAGTGATGAGAGTGGCATCGTGGTTGTGGGTATGGCTGGCCGTGATTTCTACGTGCTCGCTGATTTGAGCTTTAAGGGTACACCGGAGAAAGTCTGCCGAAGAGCCATCGAAGCCTACAACGACTTCAGAGCTGACCGCATCGTAGTCGAGGCAAACCAGGGCGGCGATACCTGGCGCACCATTATCGAGGGCATCAACCCCACCGTCGCAATCAAGAGCGTTCACGCATCTCGAGGCAAACAAGCTCGAGCTGAGCCCGTCGGTGCTAGATACGAGCAAGCCCGCGTGCATCATGTTGGGATTTTCGAGCGGCTTGAAGACCAGCTCTGCAACTACGTCCCATCGATGACACGCGAATCACCCGACCGACTAGACGCGTTGGTGTGGGCGGTGACTGAGCTTGATGAGTCCACGATGCCAATCATTTCGATTAACCCGTCAGAGGGCAGCAGAGGCGCACAAGTATGGTTATGAGAACACCAGAGCCGAGCTTCAGAGGCACGAGGGCAGGACCAGGCGCGAGGCAGGCTGAGGCACGCTCCAAGGCGATGGCTGGGCAGATTAAGGCAGTGCTTGACCGATACCTTAAAGAGCTCGTCGATGAAGAGGTGAGGCTCGTGCGTGCGGTGGTCAAGAAGACCATCGAGAGCGCAGAGCAGCGAGCAATCAACGCGCTCATCGCAATCCTTCAGACCGGCGGCTTGCGCGAGGTCCAAGACGCAGGCAATCGCTCAATGGGTGCCGGTCAAAAGTTCATCATCCCACCGACCTTCCAAGAAGAGTTCTTGCGTGAGAAGACAGTGCTGGCGACTGGCTTGGTTGAGCAAGTGCGCGAAGAGTTCCAACAGAACATGGCCAATCAAATCGGGCGGTGGATGACTGAAGAGCCCGGCATCACTGCGAGTGAGCTTGCACGGCGCATCAGGTTCTCGACCTACCTCGATGATGCGGAAGTCTTGGCACCAGGGCAGAAGCCCACCAAGGTCGCTCTGCAACCGCTCGAGCGTGGTCCTGCGATTGTGCGCAATGTTTGGGGGCGTGCATCGCTCATCGCACGTACCGAGATGATGCAAGCGCAGAACCAAGGCAATCTCAAAGCGCTCGAAGCGAGTGGTGTTGAGTACATCGAGTGGTCATCATCGCTCACCGATGGTGGTCGTGGTCATCAAGAACTCAATCGAGACGTGAGACGTCTTGGGGACTATTTCACTTTGCCCGATGGCTCAGAGATGCGATGGCCAGGTGATAACAGTAGAGGCGCAGGCATCAAGCACATCGCCAATTGTAGGTGTACGATTAGAAGACCAAGCAGGGCGAGAATCCGCCAGCTTAAAGCAGAAGGGAAGTTGGTATGAGTGACGAGAACGAAAACGAGAACCCGATAGACATTTTTGAGCTCTATGGTCAGACCGGTCTCAAGTCGATGGGCGGTGAGATCACTGAGGAGTTTCTCAACGACCTCAAGAACCCCAAAGGGCGGCGGATGTTTCGCGAGATGGCCGAGAACGATGCCATCGTTGGCGCGTTCTTGTACGCTATCAAGACGCTCGTGCGACAAGTCGATTGGACGATTGAGCCAGGTGCTGACAACGATGAAGCGCGTGCGGTGGCTGAGTTTGTTGAGGGTGCGCTCTTTGAGGACCTCGATCGAACCTGGACCGATACCATCAGCGAGATCTTAAGCTTTCTAGTCTTTGGCTTCTCGGTGCATGAAATCACCTACAAGCTTCGCAAGGGACCAAAGCACGAGTCGAAGCTCTATCGCTCAAAGTACGATGACAACCGCATCGGCTTCCGTGGTTTCCCAATACGCTCACAAGAGTCAATCGAGAAGTGGGACCTAGACCAAGATGACGGTGCGGTGCGCGGTGTGATTCAAGTTGCGCCACCTAACTACAATAGACGCTACATCCCGGCAGACAAGTTTCTGCTCTTCAGAACCGAAGCACACAAGAACAACCCCGAAGGTCGCTCGGTGCTTCGCAACGCCTACATCTCGTATTACTACAAGAAGAAAATCGCGACTTATGAAGCCATCGGCGTGAGCCGTGACCTTGCGGGCTTGCCTTGCATGGAGGTTCCACTTCAGATGCTCTCAAGCAATGCAAGCGCAGCAGAGAAAAGCGTGCTGGCATCGATGAAGGACATGATTCAACGTGTTGGTCGTGATGAGTACGAAGGTCTTGTGATTCCCTCTGAGACGCTCAGTGATGGCACACCGTCAGGCTTCAGGCTCAAACTCTTGAGTGCTGGTGGTCGGCGTCCCATTGATGTCAACGAAATCATCAAGCGCTATGAGTCACGCATACTAATCTCAGTCATGGCCGAGTTTC